GGGGGGGGGCGGCAGCCCAACGCAATGATTGGCGGAAGCGCGCTACCCCTTGACCGCGGAGTGAAGTATGCCAGGTAAGACCGCAGTCGCGCGGGCATTCGGGCAAGACCTGATGCGCCGTGAGCACGTAGTGGGTATGGCGGGGGGGGCAAACAGTGGGGCAGCATAGTGGGGCACTGCATCCGGCAGAGACCGGGCGCGAGTGGAGCGACGACTTCGACGGGGGCGATGCATGGGCCGGGGCAGGCACCAGCATCTTTGACCCCGTCCTCTGCGAACTCATGTACCGCTGGTTCTCGCCTGTGGGCGGCGCAGTGCTCGACCCCTTCGCAGGCGGCAGTGTCCGGGGCGTCGTGGCGGCGGCCCTCGGACGGGCATACACGGGCATTGACCTTTCGGCGCGGCAGGTGGCCGCCAACGAGGCTCAATGGGCGGCCATAGAGCCGGGTCTGGATGGGTTCGGGACAGCGACGCCAGTACCTCCGCGGTGGGTAGTCGGGGACAGTAGACAAGCGACGGACTTGGCGGCGGGTGAGTATGACCTCGTCTTCTCTTGCCCGCCCTACGCCGACCTGGAGTGCTACAGCGAAGACCCGCAGGACCTTTCGACGATGCAGTGGCCTGAGTTTCTGGAGGCCTACCGGGCGATCATCGCCGGGGCCGTGGAGATGCTCAAGCCCGACCGTTTCGCCTGTTTCGTGGTGGGCGAGGTGCGCGATCCGAAGGGGTTCTACCGGGGGCTCGTGCCCGAGACGGTCCGGGCCTTCGAGGACGCAGGGGCACGGTACTACAACGAGGCCATTCTGATTACGTCGGTGGGTTCCTTGCCGGTGAGGGTCGGGCGGCAGTTTGCGGCAGGCCGGAAGATGGGCAAGACGCACCAGAACGTGCTCGTGTTCGTCAAGGGCGACCCGAAGAAGGCAGCCAAGGCCTGCGGGGAAGTGTCCGGGGTGGCTATGCCGCCAGAGGATGACGACCCCGCTCATTGATCTGCATGACGCGGCAGGTGCGACCGGGTAGGAACGCACCCTCCGCATCGGGCACCGTGGCATGGGCCTTCTGCACGTCGCGCCACGTCAGGCTGACGGGGTCGTACCATTGCACCTTGTAGTAGGGGAACGAGCGGAAGTGCTGGTAAGCGTACAGTTTCGCCATTGGCGCATCACCAAGACGATGATACTGAGACGGGCTGAAAAGAGCAAGCGTTATCATGCCCCCCAAGCGCCCCACTAACCCGCCCGCGAAGCCCGCCAAGGACGCCAAGGGCGGGGCTGTGGGCGCCACGGGGGCGCCGGAAGGTCCCGCAACGAGTGCAAGAAGCAACCCTCTTCCCGAGTGGGCCATGCAGGCATACACCGCACACGTCGGGCGCGGTCAGCCCATCAATGCCCTTGCCCGCGAGTTCGGCCTGGACTGGAGCACGGTCAAGCGCAACATCGAGAAGGTCCACCTCGCGGTCTGCGCCGCTGAGAACTCCGACACCGTGGACGCCCGCGCCAAGCATGAGGCGCGCCTGCGCGAGGTGCTCAAGTGCCTGTGGCAGGACTACACGCGGGCGGACAATCAGGCGGCGCGCGCATCGGCGCTCAAGACCATTGCGGACGTCTCCGAGAAGCTGGCTGCCTGCCAGGGCGTCGTGACCCAGCGGGCGGCGATGGAGCACGGGGGCACGCTCAAGGTAGACCACGGGACTGAGGCCATTGAGCAACTCTCTCGCGCAATCGCTGGCCTTGCTGCCAGAGCCGCAGAGGAATGCGGCGATCCGCAGCCTGACGCCCCTCCAGGCGGAGGCCCTGCGGACTGAGTGGCGCTTCTGGGCACGCCCCGAGCAGCTTGAGCCCGAGGGCGACTGGACGGTCTGGCTCATCCAGACGGGGCGCGGATGGGGCAAGACCCGCACCGCCGCAGAGTGCATCCGCAAATGGGTGCGCGAACGACGGTACGGCAACATCGCCTTCATCGGCGCGACGGCCGCCGACGTGCGCGACACGATGGTGGAGGGGCCTGCGGGGATCCTCGCGGTGTCACCCGAGGGCGAGAAGCCGACGTACTACAGCAGCAACCGCAAGCTTGTCTGGCCCAACGGGGCGACGGCCCTCCTGTTCAGCGCGGAGGAGCCGGATCGTCTGCGGGGGCCGCAGTTCGAGGCCGCATGGTGCGACGAGCTCGCCGCCTGGAAGCGGATGGACGAAGCCTGGAACATGCTGATGCTGGGTCTGCGTCTCGGGCCGAAGCCGCGCTGCGTCGTCACGACCACACCGAAGCCGCGTGCGCTGCTCAAGAAGCTGGCAGCCCGGGCATCCACCTACGTCACGCGCGGCAGCACATACGAGAACGTGGTGAACCTGGCGGAGGCCTTTGTTGAGCAGATCATCAGCGAGTACAAGGGCACCCGGCTTGGGCGGCAGGAGATTGCCGGCGAGTACCTCGAAGACGTCGAGGGCGCGCTCTGGCAGCGCGCGTGGATTGACGGGACGCGCGTTGACAAGGCGCCCGACCTGCAGCGCGTCGTGGTGGCCATTGACCCGGCGGTGTCGTCGGGTGGCGACAGTGCCGAGACGGGCATCGTGGTCGTGGGTATTGGCGTGGATGGGCGCTGGTATCTGCTGGCTGACCGTAGTTGTCGCCTCTCGCCCGACGCTTGGGCACGGCGCGCCGTTGCTGCCTTCGAGGAGTTCCAGGCTGACCGCCTCATTGGCGAGGTGAACAACGGCGGAGACCTTGTCGAGACCGTCCTGCGCACGGTCAGCCCGACCATCCCGTACACCGCGGTCCACGCCAGCCGGGGCAAGGTGCGCCGGGCAGAGCCCATCGCCGCCCTGTACGAGCAGGGGCGCGTCTCGCACGTGGGCGACTTCCCCGAGCTCGAAGACCAGATGTGCACGTACACGGGCGAGCAGGGCGAGGTCTCGCCCGACCGGATGGACGCGGCGGTGTGGGGTCTGACGCTGCTGTCCGACACCAAGCCCGTGTTTGCACAGGTGCTGTGAATGATGATGCGGCTGAGAGGCAGCGCATGAAACTTCCGAAGGTCCTGTCATTCCTACGACGCAAGACCGCGGTCAAGGAGCCTGTGTCGCTCGTTGCGATGATTGGCATGGGCGGCGTCTACAGCAGCTCGGTGACCGATGCCAGCTACCTTGGCGCATACGAGCAATGCCCGTGGGTCTACGCCTGCGTCCACGCGATTGCGACGGCCTGCGCGTCCGTGCCAATTGTGACCGAGCGTCAGGTCAGCGCCGAAGAATGGGAGCCGTTCGGCGGCGACACCGAGCTTGCGGGGCTGCTGCAGCACGTCAACGCGGATGACAGCATCTACATGCTGCTGGAGGGGACGGCGGCGTCGCTGGCACTGCACGGCAATGCCTACTGGCTGTTGCTGCGGGCTTCGGACAGGTCCGCGCCGAGCGCAATCCAGCTTCTGCCGTCCGACGCGGTTGCACCGAAGCCGGGTCGAGGCAAGCGGTCCAGCATCATATCAGGCTATGAGTTGACCTTGGCGGCGGGGCGGAAGCTCACGGTAGATGACACCGACATTGTGCACTTCAAGCTGTACTCGCCGAAGGACCAGCTCCTCGGTCAGCCGCCAACGAAGGCGCTGGAGACGAGCATCAACGCCTACAATGCCACGGAGCGGTTCAGCTATGAGTTCATGCGACGCGGTGGCCTTCCCGCGGGCATTCTGCAGACGCAGAGCCTGCTGGATAAGGCGCAGGCGGAGAACATCATGGCGCAGTGGAACAGTTGGGTCGCGTCCAACGGTGCGCGGCTGCTGAACCTGTCGGAGGGCATGACGTATCAGGCAGTCGGCGTATCGCCAGACCAGGTAATCGCGATGGAGTATCCGTCGCGGCTGATGGAGGAAATCTGTGCCGGGTACGGCGTGCCGCCCTGCGTGGTGGGCGTGTATCGCTATGCCAACTATGCGAATGCGCAGCTTCAGCGGAAGCTGTTCTGGGCTGACACGGTGAGCGACTACTTGCCACGGATTGCCGGGGCAATCAACGAGCAGTTGGCATGGCAGTTCCCCGGCGGGCCTTGGCGCGTCAGCTTTGACCTGTCGGGGGTGGAGGCGCTGCAGGAGGACCAGCAGCTCCACGCGCAGGGGCAGCGTGAGGACGTGCAGCTTGGGCTGCGGACAATCAACGAGGTTCGCAAGGAGCGGGGCCAGGAGCCGGTGCCGTGGGGCGACGAGTGGTGGGGTGGTGTAATGACCGTGCCTTTGGCGAGCATGAACGGCGGGCATGTCGCTGCACCCGAGGCACCGGCGCCCCCGGCGCAGGAGGAGCAGCCCGCGGCGAAGTCGGCACAGGTGCAGCAGCAGAATGGCCGCGGCGTGCGGCGGCTTCCGGTGGAGGCCCGCCGGGCGCTGGTGTTGACATTCAACAGACAGCTTTCCGCGCGTGCCAAGCCGATCAAGGGCGCGGTGGGTGACTGGTACGATGACTTGGCAGACGAAATCATTGCGAACCTGCAGGCTGCGAACCCACCGGCTGTGCGGGCGAAGGACCCGCGACTGGCGACGCTGCTGTTCGACATTGTTGCTGCGGGCAAGGCCTTGAGCGCCAAGCTCAAGCCGCTGCTCGCAGACACGGCGATGGAGGCCGGGGCGTCCGTACTCGCCGCGGTGGGTATTGACGTGACATTCAACATGCCCGCGGAGCGGCTGTCGCAACTCATTGCGAAGCGTGACTTCGCGATGCAGACCGTGGCGCAGAACGCGCATGACCGCGTGTACAAGAGCTTGGCTGAGGGCTTGGCGAACAGCGAGAACATGGTGCAGTTGACGCAGCGGGTGCGTGACTTCGCGCTGGCGGGCAAGGAGCAGTATGCGGAGACTGTGGCGCGGACGGAGGCGGGCATTGCGGCCAATGTGGCGTCGCGGGAGGCCTGGGGGCAGGCGGGCGCGGTGGGCGTGGAATGGGTAACAGTCGGGGATGACAAGGTACGCGACAGTCACATACAGATGGAAGCCCAAGTGGCGATGAACGGTGAGCAGTTTGACTTGAACGGCACGCTTTGCGACGGGCCAGGCGACGAGAACCTGCCTGCAGAGGAAGTCTGCAACTGCCGCTGCACGACCTGCCCGGTGTTCTGAGTGAAGCCCGAGGAGGCGTAATCACAATGGCACATGTGACCGGCGGACGGTTTGAGCAACTCATGGTGATGCCGTTCGAGGTGGACAAGGCGGTGCGGGAAGAGGGCCCGAACGGGCGTCCGCGGCTGTCTGTGCGCGGCTGGGCGAGCACCGAGCAGGAGGACTTGGACGGCGAGTTCATCCACGTGGGCGCATTCGACGCCTACCTCGCCGACTTCCTGCGGAACCCGCAGATGGTCTGGATGCACGAGCGTGGGGAGCCGCAGGGGCTGTGGCAGACAATCCGCGGTGAGGTCGGCAAGGGCTACTGGGTGGAGGGCTACATGGTGCACCTCGGCACGCCGCTGGATGACCGGCGCTTCGCGATGGTGGAGGAGGGCTTGGTGCGCGGGCTCAGCGTCGGCTTCAACGGGGAGTACTCGCAAGAGTGCGGCTACTACGACAACCTGGACGCCGCCGGGTGGCCCACGAGCGAGAGCAGGTGGCACTGGACGCAGAACTGCAAGCTGATGGAGGTCTCGCTGTGTAACATCCCCTGCAACTCCAGTGCGGTGCTGGAGCTTGCGAAGTCGGTCGGTGGGAGGGTCACAATGAACGTCCCTGCTGTCGCGAAGTCTGTCGTACCGTTCGCCGACTTGCCGACTGCTGACGAGAACCGCGCGTGGGACGGGACGGCGGCGGAACGCCGGGTGCGCTCGTGGGCAGGCGGCCCGAACAAGGAGGACGTTGACTGGGGCCGCTACCGGAAAGCGTTTGTGTGGTACGACAGCGCGGACCCCGAGAACTTCGGCAGCTACAAGTTGGGCATTGCGGACGTGATTGAAGGTGAGTTGCAGGCGGTGTGGCGCGGTGTCGCTGCGGCAATGGCAGCGCTGATGGGTGGCCGCGGAGGCGTTGACATCCCGGATGCTGACCGGCGCGGCGTCTACAATCATCTAGCGCGCTACTACGCGAAGTTCGACAAGGAGCCGCCTGAGTTCAAGGCCGGGGCCCCAGTCGTGTGGCGGTCGGGCGAGGAAACAATCATAGAGGAGGCCCGTGCGCTTGAGGACGTGCAGCGGCTGAGCGCGGCCTCCACGTCACTTTGCAACATTACGCGCCACTGGCAGCGCGAGGGCGGAGCCCCATCCGCCACCGTGGTCAACAGTGCGGCGAGTGCTATCGCCGCCGCAGCGGGTATCGTGAAAGCTGCCGAAGTGCTCAGCACGCAGAACCGGACGGACCTGCAGCAGGCCTCCGAGTTGCTGAACGGCGTGTTGGCGCGTGATGCCGACAACCGCGCGGCGCGCGGAACGACGGAGACAACAACAGACAGCAAAGCCCCGTGGCTGAGGCTGACGGGGTAAGGAGACCATCATGGATATCGAGCGGAAAGAGTTCACAGAAGCAATGGCACTGGCGGTTGCGGAGGGCATGAAGGCCTTCGAGCACGAGCGCGAAGAGGCCAAGCAGCGGGGCGCTGAGAACGACCCGCTGAGCGACGAGCGCATCAGCAAGATGATTGACGAGCAGGTCTCTGCGAAGCTGGTAGAGGCGCAGAAAGCATATGACGAGAAACTGGCGCGGCTGCAGGCAGAGAGCAACCGCGTGGACCCGGTGGCGGCGAAGTACGGGCTTGGCGACGTATGGCCGTTGCCGCCACACATGCTGACCCGTGCTGCGCGCGACGAGACAGAGAAGACTGCGCAGCGTATTTCGGACGTCATGTGTGTGTTGGGCAAACTGGCGAAGGACCCCGTGAGGGCCGCCAGGGCGTACCTTGACTTCGAGGGCATTCCTTCTGGCACCAGTCTGCACAAGGCACTCGACACCTACACTGTGACGGGCGGTGCGGAGTGGGTTCCCACCATCTTCTCTGCACAGATGATTGCGGATATTGACGAGCAGGCCCGCGTTGCGCCGCTGTTCCCACGCATTACCCTGGCGGGCAAGAACGTGACCATGCCAGCCGGGAGCGGACTGCCGACTATCTACCGAACGACTGGCGCGGAGAATGCGAACGTCACTGAGGACACCACGCAGCTGAGTGATAAGGTGGAGTTCTCCGCCGAGGACATCCGCGGCTACCGCGGTTACTCGGACAACTTGGACGAAGACAGCATTGTCTCGGTTGGCCCGTACCTCGTGAGCCGACTGAGCGTGGCTTTCGCGCAGGCGATTGACCAGGTCATCTTGGACGGCGACACTGCGGCAACTGGTATTGACGGTGCCATAGCCAACGGCAACTTCCTGCGCTCATGGGACGGTCTGCGGCACAAGGCGCTGACCGACGACGACGGCAACGTGGACCTCGGGACATTCACGCTGGACATGCTTGTGCAGATGCCCGCGGCGATGGGCAAGTATGCGGACGACCCGGCCAGAATGGCATGGATTATGTCCTCCTACACCTACTGGTCCAAGCTTTTCTCGCTAAAAGACAGCAAGAACAACGCGGTGTTTCTGCCGTGCAACGTGAACCCGAACCTGAACCCGATTGTCAACGGTCAGGTCGGCTTCCTGCTCGGCATCCCCGTGGTGCCTTCGGGCCTGGTGCGCAACGACCTGAATGCGTCTGGGCAGTACGACGGAAGCACGACTGACAACTCTGTTGTGCTGCTCGTCAACCGCGATGCTTGGGTGCTGGGTGACCGGCGGCAGCTTTCGATTGAGACTGCCAAGGACATCCTGTCTGGCCTGAACAAGCTGGTTATGACCTGGCGCGGAGACTTCCAGCACCTTTACGGGCATGACCTCACGACCGTCATGGGCAAGAATGTAGATACGGCGTAGGAGCGCTTGCATGGACCCTTCTTGGCGCAGGCCGGTGACACTTGTGTGCCCCCGCGGGCTCGGTGACACCGTGGTGGTGGCGCGCGTCGGCGAGGCGCTGGCGCGCACCGGCAGGGAAGTCGGCCTGCGCACGAAGGGCGCAGTGCAGTGGGTTGAGGAGGGTCTGCCTGTGCCGCCCGGCGTGGGCAGACCCTCAGATGATGCGGACCTGATTGACTTGTGCGACCCGCCGCGCATGACCGGATGGCAGTATGACCGCGGCAGCAGGTTGCACCACATCATTGCGCGGCGGGCGGGCGTTGAGCCGGAGGCGCTTACGGAAGACCCCTGGCTGAGGCCCGCGCCGTGGGCCGGGGCGGAGGAAGGGCAGTACGTTGTGATTGTTCCGGAGGCGAGTACGGTACTCGCCGGGCTGAGCGCCGAGCAGATGGAGATGCTGTGTTGTGTTGCGGGTGTGCGCTGCGTGATTGTCAACGCGCAGCCGCTGCCGGACTTGCCAACCGAAGCAGAGGACCTGACAGGCAAGACAAGTGTAGCGGAGTTATGCAGTATCATAGGCGGTGCACGTGCTGTGGTGGCTGTGAGCACGGGGCCGCTGCACGTGGCCGCCGCGTGCCGGGTGCCGTTGTTGGCAGTGCTCGGGCCGAACATGAATGCGCGGGGCTTCTGGCGCGACTACTACCCTGCGCTGTGGCTGCAGTCGCAGACGCGACCGGCCAAAGTAGCGCCAAGCTTCGTCGGCGAGGCGCTCAGCATTCTCCTGGACGCTACGGAACAGCCACCGCAGAAGTTAGAGAGGCGAAGGCAATGGGCGAGAAGGCAGCAGGCGAGAATCAATGCGCGCTGTGCCGCGTGACGAACTACAGTGAGTCAATCTACCGGGGCTGGGACAGCGGACGCAACTGTCCCATCCGTGCATTGCCGGGCGAGACAATCACCGTCAGCAAGGTCTGCGCGGCGTACCTGGTGGAGACTTTTGAGGGCGTGTGGGAGTGCGCTGAATGCGAGCCCGCCGCGGCAGTAGAGAATGAGCCGGAGCCGCCGAACATACTTGACGCGACGCCACACACACGGAGGCGGCGCAATGCTTCTGCGAAGAGTAGGTAGCGCGCCGTACCGAGGGTTCGACCGCGCTCGGCAGCGTGAAGTGAATGCTGAGTGCGGGCAGTTCATTGAGGTCTCCGACGAGACCGGGCTGACGTTGCTGCGGCTGTTCCCGAATGAGTGGGAGCTCCCTAAGCCGCGCCCGCAGCGGCGCAAGCCCGCGATGCCGTCGCGACAGAAGGGGGTCTGAGCGTGGCACTGCTGCTTCCTGCAGATTGTGAGTTCTGGGTGCCACAAGCAGTGGGCGTGCCGGAGCATGTGCTGAGCGACGCGATTGCGCGGGCCCAGGCGCTGGCGGAGGCGTACACCGGGCGGAAGCTGGAACTGTCGGCATTCGTCGCGCAGCTTGACGTTGCGCCGCATACCAAGCGGCTGGTGACGGGGCAGTGGCCGCTTGTTGTTGACAGCACGCATACGCTGACGGTAGTGCCGGAAGCCGACTACGTGGTAGATGCGGCGACGGGCTGCCTTGACTGCATTGACGGTTACTGGCCTTCGGGGCCGCGGGCCGTAACGGTGACCGGCCATGCGGGCTACACGGCGGAGACGGTTCCTGCGGACTTGAAAGATACGTTGCTTGAAATCGTGGCGTGGCGACTGGGCAACCGTGGCGGGGCTGGTGTGCAGTCGGAGAGCGTGGACGGCTACAGTATGAACCTTGAGCCGATTGTCCACGGGCTCCCCGAGAGCTTGGCCAAGCGCTTGGACGCGCACCGGAGGCTGAGTATCGCATGGGCCTGACGGCGCGGATGACAGACATGGTGGACGTGTACGAGCGGACGCGGGGCGGCGACACATGGACGGCTGTGGGCGCGACAATCCCTGCGCTCATTACCGCGTTGAATGCGAGCGGGCAGCGGCGTGAGAGTGCGCAGCTTGAGCCCGATGTGACCCACATGGCACGCCTGCCGCTGAGTGCTGATGGGCAGGTGCGGGCCGGGAACCGTCTGCGGCGCACGTCAGACGGTGCCGAGTGGGTGGTGCGGTTTGTGCGGGCCCACGGCACTGCGGCGACAAAGCATGTTGCGGTGGGCCTGGCGCAAGTCGAGCCGACCGCGAGAGGAGGATAGCAGTGGAGGGCCTGACGCTGAAGCTCATGGGCGTGCCGGAGGCTGTCAACAAGCTGCGTGAGAAGGCGGAGGGGATGCACGCGGCGACGGTGCGCGGGCTGAAGAACGCTACGGCGCGCGTGCTGAAGCGCGCACAGAAGACCGTGTACGCGGGGCACTCGTCGGGGCATCTGAACGTGGGCACTGGCTACCTGCGGCAGAACCTCACGATGCTTGTTGACGAGCGCCAGCTTCTTGGCTACGTGGGTGTGCGTGAGAACGTGGTTTACGCGAGGATACATGAGTACGGTGGAACCACGCAGCCACACCGGATTGAGCCTGTCCATGCCACAGTGCTGCGCTGGTTTGACAGCGACGGGTCGCCAATCTTTGCACGATACGTAGACCATCCGGGTAGCAAAATCCCTCCGCGCCCGTACCTTCACCCGGCCCTTGAGGCCGAAGAAGAAGGCATCAAAAACGACGTTGCCGAGGCCATACAGGAGCTTCTGAAATGAGCACGATGGCTGACGTTGTGAGCACCTGGACGGACCTTCTGCGCGACGCGCTGACTGGTATCACGGTGGAGCAGTATTGGCGCTTGGAGCCGCCGGAGAGCGTCACTGTGTACGTGGAGGCCCGGACGGAGAGTGGGGAGACAGGTTACGCAATCGGGCCGCATTGGGCCTCGGACTACACTGTTGACGTGGTGATTGAGGCCCCGTGGGATGATACCGTGGCGACGGCGGAGCAGGTCAGCGGGCTCGTCGAAACTGTCAAGCAGACCGTGGCTGAGAACCGCGAAGTGCTGAAGCCGCTCGTAAGCACGCATGGGCAGGTAGACTGGCGGTTTGCGCAGCGTCCCGGGAGCGGCGTGCCGGTGCGCATTGCTGTCGTGCCGATCGAGAACAGGTTCCCCGGCAGGGGAGCATAGGAGGCCAATCATGGCTACTGGTGCTGTGCAGTACGCATTCACGGGTGATGACTACAAGACCCCGCTGGGCATCATCAGCGGCGGGGAGTGGGGCGACAACGCGAACCCGATTGTCGTGGAGGGTATCGGCGGAGCGGGTGCGATTGTGCCTGGCCCGACGCAGGCGGAGGCCACGTTAGAGGTCACACCTGTTGACACGAGCGGTCTGCTGGACAAAATCCTGCGGAGCGCTGGCACCTACGGTGGCTACCCGGCGGGCAAGCCGCCACAGTTCAAACTCCACGTTGGCGATGATGCCGATGGCATCTACTGCTCTACCTGGCAGGTCAGCGGTGCCACGGTCAACTTCGCGGTGGGCGACGTTATGAAGGTAAGTTACAAACTCATTGCGACGGGAAAGCCGACACGGGGCGTCAACGCCAACACGTACACTGTGCCCAAGACACCGTTCGTGTGGCACAACGGCTCGGTGCAGGTGGACGGGGCGGACTGCGAGGTGACGGCCTGCGAACTGGCGATTGAGAACGGCCTGACGGCGTACCACACTCTGAACAGCAAGACTGCTGGGTCTAAGCGCTGGAACGACGGCTGCGACAGCGGCTCCGAGGTCATTACGTGCAACCTGACGTTCCGTGAGAACCCCGGCCACGCACTGGATGGCGACGCGCTGGAGGAGTGTGCGATTGTTCTCACTGCTCTGAGCCTGGCAGACACGCCGCTGAGCGCGACGTTTACACTGACTGATGCGAAGCCTGTCACACAGAACACGCGGCTTGTGGCCGCCGGTGCGGTTCGTGAGTGGACAGTGCAGTATCAGTTGGACCACAACGTTTCCGACGGGTTGGTAATCGCCGTAGTGTAGGAGGGACGCAAGTGGGAACGGACGGGCTGAATGAACTGAGCGAACTGGCGGGTCGGGGCCCGAAGCGCGAGGTGCTGCACCTGGCAGCCGGCGATGTCCCGGTCATGCCGCTGACGCTGAGCGACTTGATTGAGATGTCGGAGATGGCGCTGGGCGACGGGCTGCAGTACACGTTGCAGACGCTGTGGAGGGCGGCCCGGCGGGCAGGCTACACAGGCAGCGCAGAGGACCTGGCGCGGCAGATTGACGCGCTGGACTTGCCGGAATGCGAACGGGTGACGGAGGCGCTTTTCCCCCCGCAGCGAGTGGACCCGGTGGTGGAGGCGGTGAAGGCGGTAGCGGAGCGTGGAGCAGGTTCGTCTGGCTGATGCTGACAAAGACAAGCATGAGCTTGGAGCAGGTCATGCAGCTTGACCTGTGGCAGGTGCGGCGGCTGAGCGCGGAGGCGAGCATTGACTCTGAGCTTGACGCGCTGGCCGCAAGTGGGACGTACAAGAGCAACGCCGGGCTGCAGGCAGCGGCGCGCAACCTAATCCGCAGCAAGCACGAGGAGTTGGACCGCCGTGGCGGCAACTAACCTGAGCGTCCAGGTCATTATCGGTGCGCTCAACCGAACCGACCCTGCCTTCCGGGCGGCGAGCGGGAACATTCAGTCGCTCGACCGCTTCATGGGCAAGGCGATTGCGCGCCAGAAAGACTTCAACGACAAGTGGGCGGTTGTGCGCGGCGCTGTATCTGCAGCAGCGAATGCCGTGGCAGTGGCTGGCGCGGCGATGGTGGGAAGCGTCACGGCACTCGGCGTCGCTGGTCTGCGGGCCGGAGCGGACCTGCTTGAGTCGGCGCAGAAGGTCGGCATGAGCGTCGAGCAGTACACGGCGCTGGGGTACGCGGCGGAGCAGAACGGTGCATCCGTTGAGGCGATGGCAGTCGGTCTGAGCCGCATTTCGCGTGCTGCTGTCGAGGCGCAACAGGGCAGCGGACAGGCCGCCGACGCGTTCCAGATGCTCGGCATCAACGTCCTGGACGCGAACGGCAACCTGAAGTCGCAGCATGAGCTGCTCATGGAGGCCGCTGACGGGCTGCAGAAGATGGAGAACCCGACCCAGCGGGTCTCGGTGGCGATGGCGCTGTTCGGGCGCGGTGGGCGGCAGATGCTGCCGCTGTTGGAGCAAGGCAGCGCTGGCATCAAGAAACTTGAGGACAAGGCCAAGTCGCTCGGTATCGTGATAAGCACGCAGACCGCGAAGCGGCTTGATGATGCTGCGGACGCCTTCGCCGGAGCCAAAAAGTCCATTGCGGCCACGACGGCGACCATTGCGAGCACGTTTATGCCGATTGTCGCGACAATGACGGAGGCGATTGCGAAGGTGCTCGCGTCGGTGGGGCGATGGGCGGAGGAGCACAAGACTATCACGACGGCGATTGTGGCCACGGTGGCGGCGCTCGGCGGGTTGCTGATTGCGGTGGCCGCGGTGACGAAGGCATATCTTGCATATGTTACGACGAGCAAGGTCGCCGAAGCGGCGATGATAGCGCTGAAGTCCTCAAAGCTGGCCGACATCATTGCCACGTATGCCGATGCTGGTGCGAACGGCGTGTTGGCGGCAAGCTTCACTGCTGTCGCCGCTGCCGCGAAGGCGGCCTGGAAGGCCATTCTCGGCCCAATCGGGCTCATTCTCGGTGCCATCCTCGCGGTGGGCGGAACGATTGCGGGCATTGTCATGCACAACCGCAACAAGGCCAAGGCGGCGGAGGATGCGGCGGCGGCGGACAAGGCGCAGGCCGAGGCCGCGCAGGCTTCGGCGCAGGCGATGGAGCAGCAGGCCGAGGCGGCAGAGGATGCTGGCAAGGCACTGGCCGATGCTGAGAAGGAGTACGCCGATGCGCTGAAGCAGCGTCCGCGGATTGAGCGCGACGCCGCGCAGGCCACGCGCGACGCAAGGGAAGCCGTGGAGGATGCGGAGCGGGGCAAGGCAAAGGCAGCACGGGAGAGCAGCGACGCCATCCGCGAGGCTGAGCAGGCCACGATAGACGCGCGGCGCGACGCGGCCCGGACAGCGCAGCAGGCTGCACGCGACGTGGAGCGCGCGGAACGCGACGTGGCAGATGCGGCAATAGAAGCTGCGGAGCGCGTGGCCGAAGCGACGAAGCGCGTGCAGGAGGCGCAGGAGGGTCAGCGCCAAGCCGAAGAGGACCTCGGCAAGACGGTGCAGAGTGTGCGCGACCGGGTTGCTGAGGCGCAGGAGCGCGCAGCGGAAAGAGTGGCATCAGCGCAGAAGCGGCTGGCGGAGGCACAGCGTGCGGCGGCGGGCATCCAGGAGACTGAGGAGCAGCGCCGGGCACGTGAAGTGCGAGAGGCCCAAGAAGACTTGGTGAAGGCGCAGAAGGAAGCTGCGGAGGAAATCGCCACAGCCAAGAAGGAGGGCGAGGAGCAGGTTGCTGAGGCTCTGAGCCGCGTAGCCGAGGCGCAGAAGGCCATTGCCGAGGCGCAGGAGGAAGTGACCAAGGCACGCGAGGAAGGCGCTCGGCGGGTAGCAGATGCGGAGCAGGCACTGGCGGATGCGCGCACAGCAGCCGCGGAGGCAACACAGGAGGCTGCGGACAAGATTGCTTCCGCCGATGCGGCGCTGGTCAAAGCACGCGAGGATGCGGCGGAGAGGATTGCTGCTGCGGACCGGGCGGCGCGGAATGCGCAGGAGGCGTTGGTGCGCGCGGAGGAGGATGCGGCGGAAAGGGTAGCGGCGGCGATTGAGCGTGTGGCAAAGGCGCTGGCGGACCTGCAGGAGAAGCGCGCGGCGGCGGCACCTGCGCCTGCGCCGAAGTCCACACCGAAACCTGCGCCACAGCATAGGGCCATTGGTGGCCCGGTCACGGCGAACACGGCATACGTAGTCGGCGAGCACGGCCCTGAACTGTTTGTGCCACGTATCCCCGGCCAGGTTGTGCCGAACACGGTGGCAGCAGCGGCGGCTGGTGGTGGCGGGCAGGTCGCGCTGCTGCGGCTTGAAATCGGTATGGACGACGGGCTGCTCATTCGCAAGGCCCCGGAAATCATTGGCAGCCCCGGCGGGCGCGACGCCACGGTACGATTGATTGATGCGCGACTGGTGCGGAGGGGGGTATAATCTCACCAAGGAGGCGATGGTGAGATGAGCCGCGAGGAGAAGCGCAACTTCGTACTGACGTTGCTGGTGGGTGTTGTTGGACTGACTGTGCTGTTGCTGTTGGCAGGGCCGCGGACGGTGGCGAAGGAAGTGCGCAGGCAGGTTGCGCCACGAGCGCCGATAGCTATCCAGGTTCTTGAGGAGCAGATTGACTTGTCAGAAGTCAAGACGGCAACAACGCGCGCGGGGCGGGTGCTGAGCGGCACGCTGGTAATGCAGAACCAGCGGACGCCGGACAACGGCCCGGAGGGGCCGGGACCGAGTGTTGTTGTGGCTGTCAACTACCCGCCCGCGCAGGCTTTCATTGCGCGGGTCTACCGCGACCCGTCCACGGGGCAGTGGGGCTTCTTTGCGGGGTCGGGACAGTGGCAATGGGGGTTCCCCGACCCGCAGCTTTCGGAGAATGAGCACCTGTATGCGGTCGGGTTGGAGGGTCTCCAGCAGCCCGGCGAACCGCTACCGTCATCACACTACGCGTTCGTCAAGACGACTGGTGCTAGCGTGAGCGCGGACTTCTCACTGAGCGGTGGTGGCGACAGACTGTCACGCGAGCGCACCCATTCGCCCGCGCCGGGGCGTGACAGTTCGCCGGTCTATGCCGTGGAGACCAAGGCCAAGGACACTTGGCACAATGACGAGCACCCGTATGCATTCGACGCGACCTGCGGCTCCATTCACCTGTCCGGTGTGCAGGAATGGAATGAGACGTATGGCTGGGTGCCGGATTGGACGCCGGGCTCCCCGGTGCAAATCAGGTTTAGCATGGCTGGTGGTGCGGAAGGCACGGACTACGCTTCTGCATCATTGCAACTGGACGGGCAGAAGCTGGACTTCTCACACCGACACAAGACCATCCAGATATTCACGCTGCGGGGCGGGGTTGGGGAGCTGGTGTTGCGCTGCGATGACACAAGCGGCGTGACTGGCTTGCCGACTTTCGACGTGGAGTACGTCCTGCCGTACATGATAGACTTCCGCCAGGTCTTCGCCCGCGACCGCCAGGGCACGGCAGTTGATGGAGTGCGGCTGGACGGACCGTTCCAAGCCAGCCCGCGCATTCCCGAGAGCATGAACTGGAGCACGACGCCGTAGTCTCGCGCGCTCAGTGCGTGAGCCTATGAGTTCTTCCGGAGACCCCAATGGCCAAGAGCGGCGACAAGGTATATCCTACCCCGGCGCAGCTCCGGGACGTTGGCGTGTGGGTGCAGGCGGAGGGACTTGTCAGCGGCCTTGACTATGACGAGGGGTACGACGCGAATGAGCTGATGACGGCGTACACGCTGGGCCTGCGCATTACCCCGGAGAGTGCCAAAGAGGTCGGCCATGACGGCGACAAACTGGAGGACCTCAGCGTCGAGCTGCAGGTGCCGACTGTGGACAGCCCGGACTGCAGTTCCCACTTCACCTTCGCCGGGTTGAACCTTGTCCACCGCGTCAACGTGAGCATCTATGGCCCGCACCCCGCGCTGACCCACGAGGACTGGGTGTCCTCCGGCGGATGTGGCGAGCTGGACGACGAGGGCAACTTCACCGTTGAAGCAGCCGGTCTTCCCACGCTGCTGCTGACAATCCCCAACAACTTCGAATCAATCCAAGCCGAAGTCTGGTTTGAGAACCTCCCCGTCGGCGGCCCATCTGTCCCCACAAGCTACTGGTATCACAAAGCCGACCAGTGGGCAGATGCGTATGGCAAGCCGCGTCCGAAGCCGAACACGGGCAACTGGGACGCGACGTGGGAAGGTGTGTACTGCTGGCGCGGCTGGGGCTGGCTCAAGACGCGCTTCAAGGTGCCCGCCGACACTGCGTTGACGCTCAGGCTTGCGGGCAAGACACTGTACCCGGTGGACAATCACATGTCCGGCAGTGATTCGGAAACTGGCGACAACCGCCAGAACACGTATGAGTGCTCATGGTCGTCGTGGACCGCTACATGCTCGCCGCACATGATTGTGAGCGACAAGCTTGAGCGCGTGACCAAGATACCGCATGGCCTCGACCAGACAATCTACTGGCGCGTCTGCCTTGATGATGATGCGATAGTGATTGACCCAGAGGTTGTGAACACGGTGGAGCTGTCCGGCATGGCAGACGGCGACTGGCAACTGCTTGAGCCGCCGACACTTGTGCTCGACCCCGTGGTGACGGTGCATTCGGCAGTGAAGGTCTTTGAGGCCGCGGCCAAAGACGGCGACGAGCACCACGAGGGGCGCGGCTACAAGAAGGGTGGCATTAGCGCCGTCGTGGACTACGTGGATTACCACGCGCTGGTGTGGGGTGATACGGAGAACAAGAACTTCGTTGAGGACACCGGCGGCATCTTTGACCGGCTCATCTCGGCGAACTATGAGATTGACTACACGACCGCATGGACGCTGCAGTCATACGCCGACCTGATTACCTACTGCTCCGACGCCTGGGCCGCGTCGCTGAACACCACGGCCTACAACGCGGCGACGAAGGATGCTGATGACAACCAGCTTGGTGTGTGGGCCTTCGACATCCGTGAGGCGCAGAGCCCCGCGCCGACCTCGCCGCTCGAGCAGAACGTTGATGGTGGGACGGCGCTGGTGGCGCTGCGGTGCGGCTCCTGGCAGATTGCGCGCGGCGTCCTGTGCACGCTTGTGACAGACAAGACCATTGGCGGCAGGGCCCACGGCGACCTGCTCGGCGAGGAGAACGTGCTGTACCGCAACGCGCTGAATGCCCTGCGCGTGTGGCGCAGCAGCGACGGTTCGACGTGGAGCTCAGACCACACAGTCAGCAGCGGGGAGACGGGGCAGTGGTGCTCCAAGAGCCTGCAGGAGTACATTGAGGATACAGATGACCCGTGGCGCTGGGGCGTCTGCGTCAAGAGTGAAAGCATCCCCAGCGTAACCTGGCAGCGCGCGCCGTATCGTGAGTACGTCCGCGGCGACCTGAGTGGGCTGGCCATCAAGTATTACGACCCGGCGCTGGCGCTCGAGCGCGGGGGGATTGTGTGGCGGGCCACGACTGACAACTCCGGTGGCGGGCACCTGCGCGTAATGTGGTGCGGCGCACAGACAGACATGAACTGGGTGCCGGTCACGCAGCCGTCCACGGAAGGCGGTTTCACGCGCCCGTCCATTACCGTTGCCGAAGGTGCACTGTACGTCTGCGCGACTGACATGACAAGCAACACGATGCGCGTGTGGCGCTCCTACGACCGCGGCGCGACTTGGACTGAGTTGCCATGAGCACTTTGGTAACAGGGTTACAGTTCGGGGGAGTGTGTCACCGCGGCGCGGGCGAGGTGCTTGCGTGTGGGTGGTCCGACAGCAAAATCCTGTTCCGCTCCTCCACGGCGGAGGACATGAGCGCCGACGTGCTCCACGGGACGGCGACGGAACTGACGGTCTGCACGGCAACGGTCGGCGAGGGGAGCCCCATCCCGCGCAGCGCCGTGGTGCAGCATGACGACGGCAGCATCATTGTCACGGTAGACGACGGCGCGGGCACCATCAAGACGTATCGGTGCCGCTCATTCTCCGAAGGCTTCACGGAGGTTTAGATGCTGCAGGCAACAGGCCAGGTATTCTACTACCCACCGGGGTCGCTTGGGTACGCATCCAAGTTTGGACACGGCCATGACTGGTATCCGACGAAGGACTGGTCGTGCTGGGACATGGAGTGGATTGAGCCGTTGCGGGCGCTGGGCCCGCGGCCAGACCTGCGCCCACAAGCTACAACACTGTCGCAGTTTGAGCTGCTTGATGGCTACCACAACCTTGTGCGCGATGTTACCTTGAGCGGCAACCCGGCGGTCAGCGGCATTCAGTATTACGACGGAAAAGTGTATCCGGCCGGCAGTTCGCTGGAGGACACGATGGCGGCGCTGGCGACTGTGGATGACCGTCCGCCGAGCTGGGTCCTGCACACCGTCCGCAACGCCCCGCCGCCGGGGCAGGGCATTTCGACGTTCATTGGCGTTTCTATGGTCGCCACGCACAGCACAGACGGTGTGGGGCGGCTTGGGTTGTTCATCCCGCTCGGCAGTGAGAAGTATCCACAGCCGCTGCTGCACTGGATTGCGCCGGTGCCGGACCATGCATACGACATCAGCACGGAAGGCAGCATAGTCACGCAGTTTGCCGCGGGCTCCGCGGCCAAACAAGGAGGCAACCGCGAGGTCTTTGTGTGTCAGGTTGAGCAACTGTGGCGCACTGCGGAGGGGCTGCAACTATGGTCGCATGACCCCGGCGACGGCGTATACCTGGGTGCATGGGTGCTGTTGCGGTGTGGCGACAACTTGGAGCAGTGGACCTCGTGGTGGACACCGGACCTGCAGTTTGCAGACAGCCCGCTTGTTGTCTCGGTCGGCGGTGCGGTGCAGTCGTTCACACTGACGCCGATTGAGTACGGTGGCCCGGACCAGCACCCCTGGACGGCACACTGCGAGCCGCCGGACAGTTATCCTGTCCCCACCGCGGCCCACGGCACATGGAACGAGAGCCCGACCGTCTGGGCATTTCTTCCGAGCCGCTGCGATGACTGGACGGTGAGCGCGGAGGAGGCCGACAGCGGGCGCAAGCCGTCTGTGACAATGGAGCGCGACGTGTTCACAGCGCGCCACACCCGCCCCTTGCTGTGGCGGGCGTCTGTCCGGTGCCCCGCCGAAATCACCATTGCACCACACACGGGCTACCCGGTTGACACTGCAAGCAGCGACACACTCATGGCCCTGTCGGTCACGCTCAACAATGAGTGGAAAGGCGCGTCGGGCACCGCGACGTTCAGGCCGTCATGGCCCGCGCCGTGCACCGGCTGGGGCGAGAACGGCATTGTGCAAGTCGCGATGGGCCTGACAGGCGAGACGGGTCTGTGGGCGCAGAGAAGCGTGCTTGTCGGGCGTATCAAGCCGGACGGCGTGCAGTACAGCCGCGACGGTGCCACGCAGGGCAAGCCCGCCTTGACTTTGAGCTTCGGCGACTTGGCTGCGAGCGCATTGCAGAACAAGGTGCTGCTGGACTGGCCGAGCCAGGCAGGCATCCGGCTTGTCTGCACAGCCGCGGACCCCTGCAGCACGTGGGGCACGGGCTACTGCTGGCTGCACAGCATAGCAAACCGCATGGGGCTGGACTACGGGCAGGTTGCATACGACACCAGCGGCATCACCGAGTGCATCCCCCTGAACCCGCTGCCCTCCGTGCCCACACTTGTGACACCTGACGGCACTGGCTTCCTTGAGCACATCCGTGCCGTGGAGGCCGCCTGCGGGGTCCGTGTGCGGTTCGACTACGCGGCAGACGGGAAGCTCAGCATGGACCGCGGCATCCCGGCGTACACACATGGTGTCAGCCCGATTACATACGTGCTCGACGAGACGCACATGGACAAGGTGCAGTTTGTGCGCAGCATCTCCAGCGACCGCGGCGGCGCACAGTGGCGCAACGCCGCCAAGTTCCGTATCACCACGTCGCAGGGCGAGGTCGTGTTCTACTGGATTGACGAGGAGAGCGAGCGGCTGGCCACGGTGGTTGATGACTGGTGGGCCTACTACAGCGATGATGATGCGGAAAGCATGGCGAGCCTTTGGCAGCGGTTCCAGCGCGAGGGGCACAGGTGGAAAGCCGCAATCAGGTGGACGCAGCCGTTGTGCCCCGGCCTACGGCCCGATATGTTCGTGCAGTTGAATGTGACCTCCGTGGGGGCCGGGTATGGCTCCGTGTACCAGATTACGGAGCACACGATGGAGGCGAACGTGGACGCTGGCACGGCGCTGTCCACGCTGACGGCAAGCATTGTCTACCCCGACATGGGAGGAGCATACTGATGATACGAGCGCTGTTCGACGCCGTGCAGGAGCGCGCCGTGGCCAGTGGCGAGGTCTGGGTATTCTACAGTGGCGCACCGTGGAATGCCGGGGGAGGGTGCCAGAGGCCGCAACAGTTGGCGGAGGCAGCGGCGGCAGCGGGTGCGGCGGTGGTGCACCTGAGCCCCAGCAACGCCAACCTCGTGAAACGCGATGGCGTGGTGGTGCGCAACGTCCGCGAGTGGGAGACCTGGAGCGGGCTGCAGGCGGAGCGCCGCGTGCTGGTGGTGGCCTACCCCGACCAGTATTCCGACGACATGCTGACGGCGCTCTCCGGCGAGTGGACGGTCGTCTACGACTGCCTGGATGACTGGACCGAGTTCGTGCGCAACTCATCCTTCGGCGGCATCCTGGAGATTGAGAAGCGGTTCATCCGCACCGCCGACCGGATGACCGCCACGGCCCGCGGGCTCTGCGACAAGTGGCAGCCCGAACGCACCGATGCCGGGGGCGACCAGATCGGCCACGTGCCCAACAGCACCATGATGACCTCGCTGCCCTGGGCCTCGGGGCGCCGCACGGTGGACTGCGTTGGTGTCGGCTGGTGGGCTGACGTGTGGATTGAGTGGGGTTACGTCCTGGCGCTGTGCGAGGCCGGGCTGACGGTACGCCTCATCGGCAGGCCGCCGAAGGAGCGCCCCGAACACCCGAACCTGGAATGGTGCGGGATGACCCCGTGGCGCCAGTGCATGGCGCTGCTGTCGCAGGCCAAGGTCGGGATCGTGCCGTTCCGAGAGATGCCCCTGGTGGATGTGGTGGACCCGGTGAAGTATTACGATTACCTCGCCGCTGGGCTGCCCACTGTAGCCACACACATGCCCGAGCTTGAGGAGCGGCCCTTTGCGACGGTGGTGCACGACGCCGAGAGCTTCGTGGAGGCGGTGCAGGACGCCGTGGCGTCCTCTCCCGACCGCGAGGCCATACGACGCGAGGCGCGGCGCAACACCTACACGGTGCGGTTCGCGCAACTGCGTGAGGTGGTCGGCAATGACGCTTGCTGAAGTGCAGGAAAGGATTGAGGAGCAGGCACCGGGACCGTACTACGCGGAAGCGTACCGGGCCGCTGAGACCACGTACCTGCCGCGCATCTGTGCGTGGCTGGAGTGCCTGCCGCCGGGACGCGCCGTTGACATCGGTCCCGGCTGGGGCACGATGATGCTATGGCTGGCAGACCACGGCTGGCGCGTTGACGTGGTGAACCTTGAGCCGGTCGGGCTGTGGATACCACCGGCGCTGCTTGCCGACATTGGCGCTGAGTATGTGCAACATGACATCTGCACCGGGCCGGTGCCGCGGCTCAAGCAACACAGTTATGACCTGCTGCTGATGGGACAGGTCCTAGGCCATGTGAAGTACAGGCCAGACGGTGTACTGCGCAATGTGGCGCGGCTGCTCAAGCCGGACGGGCTTGCCGTGGTGCACGTGCTGGACCGCGCGCACTGTCCATGCCAGTCGGCGACACAGGATTGGCACGAACTGCCGGTGTACCCGAACGGTGAGCCGACTGAAATGATGAACTCCACGCAGTATACGCGCGAGAGTTTCAGCGCGCTGCTGGATGCCGCGGGCTTGGAGCACGTGCTCTGGCCAGATGACGGCGGCCCGGTGGCGGTGGCGACATGCAGAACGAAGGAGGCCCCAGATGCTGCACGGCATTGGCGTTTACCACGGGGACGGGGACATTGACTGGAGCCGCGCGTCACGGTCCGGTTTGTGCACGTTCGCGTTCATCAAGGCGTCTGACGGCAAGCAGACAAAGGACCCGAAGTATGCGGCGAACGCCAAGCAGGCGCGGAAGTGCCAGGTGCTCGTGGGAGCGTATCACTTCCTTGAGCCGGACAGCGACGGGGCCGTGCAGGCCGATTGGCTCCTGAAGTGCATCGGCGGCGTGGACGGACTTGACGGCTGCCTGCCGCCCGTGGTGGACTGTGAGAAGATTGGCACGTTGACCAAGACGGCCTACAGCGCGCTGGTGAAGACCTTCAGTGACCGGCTGATGGAGCGCTGCAAGGTTCGGCCAATCATCTACGCGAACAGCGACTATGCCAAGAACGCGCTGGCCGGGACGCTGAACAGCCATAAGCTGTGGATTGCCCATTACACGCCTTCGGGGCCATACGACGAGCCGCGGACGGGCGTCTGGGGCGGATGGACGTTCTGGCAGTTCACGGACAAGGGCGTGGTGCCGGGCGTGAATGATGGGAAGCCCGCCACGGACAGGAACGTTTTCAACGGCAGCGCGGATGAACTCGCGAGCCTGCTGCTGAGAGGAGCAGCTGAATGAGCACGACGGTGTGGGGCAGCGGTTTGAGCGGCGATGAGGTGCTGGCGTTCGCGGGGCACGTAGAACTGACATCCACGCGCATTGCCTCAGCGTCCGTGTTGCTGGATTGGGTGCGGTTCAGCGGCTCTCCACGGCACTACTGGAAGTTTGACGAAGGCGCGGGCACGACGGCGGCAGACAGCGGTAGCAGTCCCGTGCCGTTCATCCTCAACGAAGCCGTATGGGATACGGCGACGCCGTGGATTGGCCCGGCGGACTACTATCCGGTCAACCAGTTCGCGACGTGTTCGCTGGTCAATGATATCTACCCCATGACGTCAGGTGTGACGTTTGAGACGTGGGCCTACTGCCGCACAGACGGGGGAGAGCATTGTCTCCTGTATCATGGGGGCTACAACCCCTACATCATCATGAACCGCGACGGGGTCGGCTGTCTCAGCGTCGCCTTTTGCGCCCGTGACTTCCGGTCTGCACTTGGCGCAGTAAGCGCAGGGTGGCATCACCTCGCGTTCGCGTTCAACGCGTCGACGTCGGAAATCTACTGCGACGGCCAGCAAATCGCGCAGTACACCGGCAACCCGTATCCGACGGCGACACTGAACACGCTCTACATGGCCTACCGCACGCAGAACTGGACACGACCGTGGGGGGCGCAAATCGGGGATTTTGCCATTCACGCCACGAAGAAATACACGGGGCCCTTCACGCCGCACCGATACGAGCAAGGCGCCGTCGTCTTGACGAAGACGGCGGAGAGCGCGCCGCGCAAGGTGACGGCCCTGGACTGGACCGGGACGTTCGGCAGCGGGTACGGCAGCCTATACAGGGTGCAGATCAACACGGGCAGTGACGTCGCCCCTGTGTGGGTGACCGTGGGCGGGGACAACCCGACGTCGCCCATCACTGGACTTGACTTGACCGTCGCGGCTGGGACTACGCGGTGGGTGCGAGCGTACCTGAACCCGAAGGCAGACGCGCTGCAGTCGGAGACGCCGACCCTCGCCGCAGTCCGCGTGACACATACGCCGCCCGGCGCGCCCGGAGTGCTCATCCCGCTGCTGTACGAGGCAGGGAGGTACGTATGACAACTATCGGCGAGACCGTGACCGTCATCATCCAGGTGATTGACCGAACGAATGGGCAACCGATTACCGGGGACGCGGCTAATCTGTCGCTGTGGGTATCCTCCGGGATAGGTGTGCTGGGGCAGCCGAACTCACCTACCGAACTCCACGCCACACGCCTGCCTGGCCTCTACAGTGCCGAGGTGCCAGGAGCGCTGAACAGCGGCCTGCTCATGCTGCTGGGCGGCACGAGCACCACCGCCAATGCCGTTGTCATCCCTGCGCGGTGGAGCAACCTGGACACTGCAACTGCGGCGCTGCTGCGGAACCTGGATTACCTGGACGCGCCAATCAGCGGCATCAGCGGCGGCACTGGCGCAAACAGGGTCGTGCTGACCGTGCAGGGCGACACCGTTGTGCAGGGCGACACCGTTGTGCCGGGCTGCGCGGTGACGGTCGCCGGGGCCGGGGTGCAGACCACCAATGCCGCTGGGCAGACGGTGTGGTATCTGGACAACGGTGTGTACGAGGTACTGCTGCGGTCCTCGGGCTTCTACTCTGTGCACAATCCCTACAGCGTCACGGTAGCGGGCGACGTCCTGACCGAGCCCGTGGACGGCGTGCTGCACGTCACGCCGCTCACCATCGAACCCCCAGAGGACCCCGCACTCTGCCGCTGCTACCTGTTCTGCGCGCACAGCGCGGGCGGCACAAAGCTGGGCGCGGGCGAAGCGTCGCTTGCCATTACGGCAGTTGTGCAGCGGCCCGCGGCATCGGGCTTTGTGTTCGACGACGACTTCCATCTGGACACTCCGGCCACGACAGACGAGAATGGATATGTCGCAGTTGACGCACCCCGGGGGGGCGTGTACGACTTCATGCTGGACCTGCCAGACCACGGCAAGCGGACCGCACGGGTGACTGTGCCGCTCGACGCCGGGACGCTTGACCTGGCAGACGACTTCCAGCGCCAAAACACGTAGTGCTGCAGCGCAGGCTTGTGCTCCTCCCGTACATCGCCTGCGCGACAAGGGAGGAGTGTCGTATGGGTGACGAGCAGTGCGCGCTTGGCGCGCGGAACCGGGCTGACATAGAGAACCTGCAGGAGCGTGTGAGGAATATGGAAAACCAACTGCGCGAGACGGAGAAACTCATGCAGGAGACGCAGCGCTCGGCGACAACCGCCCGCCTCGGGCTCTGGCAGGCCGTGCTCGTCGCCATTCTGGCCGGGGCCTGCGGCATCATCGGGCAACTCATTGCGGTACATGCGGAAATACTTGCGCGCTGAAAGGACTGAGCGGAATGGCTTGGACAGACATCTGGACGCCGGAAGTGCAGAACGCGGTAGTGACGGCCCTGGCCGCCGTGCTCACGATTGTCATTACCACAGTCTGCACCGCACTGAAGAGTGCCCTGCAGGCCTGGCAGGACAAGAAACTCAAGGAGGCCGAGGCGCTATGGGGCATGGCCAAGGCGCAACGGGTGCGGGCGCTGGTGGAGGCCGCGGAGCAGTATCTGGCGGCCGAGGGCCAGAAGCTCGGCAAGGAGAAGTACCAGCAGGTCGTGAAGTGGGCGCAGGCAGAGGGGTTGGACATCAGCGAGGCGGACATTGAGGCCGCGGTCTACGCGCTCAAGCGGCAGCAGAGAGGGGCGTAGCTCATGGTGAAAGCACTGCTGCTGTTGTGCGCCGTCGCCACAGCTGACCCGCTGGTGAACTGGGATGTGCAGCCCGAGTTGGGCGCGGGCATGACGTTCCTGCACCAGAGCAAAATGACGGCGACGCTGGGCCTCAAAGCCGGGACCTTCGGGCCGACCTTCCCTGTGCTGCCGGGCCGCGAGTTCGGCGTGGACTTCGCGCAGATCGGCGGCTGTTCGGCACTCGGGGCCTGGGTAGGCATCGCCGAGGTGAGCGGCGTGAAGGTCCGGGCGGGCGCGCTGACCTGGAAAGACGAACGCTTCGAGGGCGACCTGTATGTGCGCATCGCGAAGGACTTCGCCATCGACTTCTGACCGTTCTTCCGCCTCCGGGCGGAACCCTGCGCGCGGGGCGGTGCCACCCTCCCCACCGCCCCGCCGCCTCCACACTGAGAGGCAACCGTGACCCGCCACACCCGCGCCCACAGCCGATGCGCCAACGCGGCCCACCCGCCCCGCACTGCACCCGCCCGCAGGCACCCGCGCAAGTTTCCGGGCTGCGAACCCTGCTGGTGCCCGCTGTGCGCCGCGCACCGCCTGACGGGCCTCCCACTCGCCGCGCGCCGCCTGCGTGACCGGGATCGGGATGATGCAGCGTGACCGGCCTCGTGGACAGCTTCTGGCTCTGGCACTACCTGCTCATCCTCGGGGCGGTCGGCGTCGCCTTCGTCCTCGCCCTCGCGGTGTGGGGGTGTACCAAGATCCCCGACCGCTGGCTGGGCACGACCCTCGCTGCCGTCGCCGGGTGGGTGGCAGCGCTCTGGCTGGCGACGTTCACGCGCAGGCACACGAGACCGAGAGAGGGAGACTGACCGTGCGCGCCCTGCTCGCACTCGCCGCCCTGACCGCACTCCTCGCTGCCTGCGCCGGGTGCCATGATCCCGCTACGCGCCTGCCCGGCACCTGGTACGCGTGGGAGGCCCGCACGGGCTGCGAGCTACGCGGCTGCGTGGGCACCGATGCCCTGCTGCGCGACGGCGCGCTGACCCTCACGTTCGTGGAGCCGCTCTGCGGCGACTGGCCGGAGGCGGAGCCCGGCGACCGGGTTGCGCTCAGGCCCAGGTGGGCGGCGTGGGAGAAGGGCACCGGGCGCATCATTGGGAGGCGGTAGACACAGCGAAGCCCCTCCGGGGGGATGGAGGGGCCTGCACTGCGACGGCACCAACACCGTCCACCTGCGCTGCCGCGCATTGACACCAGCATACCCGCGCCCCTATGCCGCGTCAACCCCCGTTCGCGCCCCACCCCTGCCGTCCACCCTCGGAGCCTCTCAGAGCCCCGCACTGCGCCAGCGCGGGCCGTTGTGGCGCGCAGGCCCGCCCAGGATCATGCCGCGCGAATGTACGCGGCAAACTCGTTATCAGAGGATGACGGGTTTCGCGCCAGTGTTTGCGGTCAGAACCCCACGGCGTCTTTCCCCCGCACGGGCGCACAGTACGCCAGGCAGGCCTCCCGCTGCGCATCCAGGGAGACGCCATGACGGGCCTGCTCATCCGTGCTGACGCGCGTGTAGACGGCGGCGGTGGGCATGGCCAGGAGGTTCCGCGGGGGCGGGAGGAGGGCCTTCTGGGGGCGCGAAAATAGTGGGCGCTGGGGGGCAAAATACTTTGGCTACCCCCTTGACTCAGGGGGCCCCCGTGAGTATAATTACGTATGTAATCACGCAGGGAGACAACACACGGAGGCGACGGACATGAGCCAGACAGCAGCCACCAAGCAGAACGCGACGAACAGGGCATTCATCCGGGAACTGGCAGGTTGCAGGTTGAGCGCAGTCCATAGCAGCGAGACGGCGCAGGTCATCCACATGGCAGAGAACACAGCGAATGCCATCCAGTGGGCCGCTGAGAATGGGTACACAGTCAAGTGTATCCTGAAGTAACCCCGCAGGCCGAAACCGGGGCAACCCGGTCCGGGGGTGAGGCCCCCGCTGACGAGGCCAGGCAGGCAGGCGAACGCAGACAACACCAGGAGGCGAGCAGAGATGGCACAGACAGCGACGAGCGCGGTGCTAATCAGGACGCACGAGGGAGACGACTGCGACGGGTACACGCCGCACGAGGGCTGGGAGGACTACGACGCCGCCCTGCAGCGCAGCTACAGCGAGCAGCCGGAGGATGTGCCCGGCCTCCTCGACGCGGAGGACGGTTACGCCCTCTTCGCCCGCGACAGCGAGTTCGGTCAGCGGGCACTGGCGGCGGGCGCCCCGTCCGGCGTCGCCGTTGAGGGCGACGCTCAGTTTGCGGGGGAGGCCGATCCTGTCGCCTACCGCGCGGATGACCTGCGCGAGGCCGGCGCGAACCCTGATCTCTACGACCTGGGGTCAGTGACCTACTTCCTGGCATGGACTTTCTTCGCGAGCAAGTAGCCCCACCGCAGGCCGCGCACCACGCGGGCACACGAGCAGACACGAGCAGACAGACACAGGAGGCGACGACGATGAGAGAGGCATTGGCTCCGAGAGCAATCCCCGCTGTGCGGGTACAGACGTCGAGGGGCATGCACCCGCTGCCGGGCTGGGAGAATTTCCACGATACGCTGATGGCCAGGCCCTGGGGCACGGAGGACATGAGCGGTTGCCTCGACGTGGACGACGACTGGTATGCGGTCGTTGAGCGCTCCAGCGCCCTCGGTGCGCAGGCATCCGCCAAGGGAACACACGGGGTCGCGGTGGAGGGCGACGCGCTGTTTGAGAATGAGAGCGACCCGCTGCCGTACCGCGAGGATTACCTGCGCGAGGCGGGGGCAAACCCCGAGCTGTATGATCTGAGTGCGCCGGTGGCCATCCGCTGTTTCACATTCTTCCCGACGCGATAGCCCCCACCGGGGGCCGCGCATCCGACCAACGCGGAGCCGAACACACGCAGCGCAACACACCAGGAGGCGACGGAAATGACTAAGCACGGAGCCATGTGGATCTCCGCAAAGACGTTCTACGCCGCGTTCACGTCCGCGACGCGCGCGGCATTCCGGGCGGCGGGGGCGTCGGCGCCGCAGTACTTCGCGAACATGATAAATTGCCTCCAGGCGCGGGGCGACTGGGACGCGGTTGCGCAGGCGAAGCGCGAACTGCGCGAGTATCTGTACTACCTTGCGCTGGAGCGGGGCGACTGGGACGCCGAGCGCGAGCTGGAGGCAGAGGCCAACGAAGCGGGGACAGGCTCCTAGCCCCCACCGGGGGCCGCGCATCCTACACGCGGAGCAGACAACACACAGGCACCAGGAGGCGAGCAGGATGCCGAAGCCGACGAAGCGCGAGCAGATCATCCAGAAGCTGACGGAGGCCGGATACCGGGAGGGCACGACCGCGAGCCGCAAGTACCTGATGTTCATCCCGCCGAAGGGACAGGACCACAAGCGGACGCTCTGGGTCGGCAAGGCCGGGGCCGTCCGGGTCGGGCGCACCATCGCCGAGAGCTTCAGCATCACCGACGGGTTCTGCGCGCAGATGGGGATCAAGTAGCCGCACAGATAGCCGGGCGACCGGAGGAGGGCATCATGGACGCATTGAGACTCACGGTCAAGCAGCAGGCGGAACACCTGTTGCGCTACATGCGGAAGTCAATCGTGATCTTCCGCCCCGCCAGCGAGGTCACCGACTACATGGTGGAGCGGGGCTGGATCGAGCCCCTGGAGAACGGCAAGGAGTTCGGGCTCACCCCCGCCGGGCGCGAGGCCCTGGCGGCGGCGGAAAGGGAGGCCCCCGATGCCGAAGCCCACTGACGCCCCGCGCCCCCCAGGCCGCCCGCTCCAGGGCGACCGCCCGGCGGTGCACGCCAACCTCTCACTTCCCGCCGACGTGATGGACGCCCTCCGCGAGGAGGCCCGGCGGACGGGGACGCCGATGAGTCGGATCGTCGCCGACGCGGTGAAGGCCCGCCTGGGGATGATCCCGCGCCCCGGATAACCTCACCGCCCCACCCGCCGCCCTGCGCCTCGGCACCCAGCCGGGGCGCTTCGCTTTGCGCCGCGAATGTTCACACTTGAAAGGAGGTCATGGCCGGCGGGGGGCGAACGAGGCACCTGCTCTGTTGGCCGTTACGCCGTCCTCGGGGGAGTGCCATGAGGAGTACGGGGCACCGCGTTACCGTTGTGGTCGCAGACCTCCCGCCGCACATCGATTACTGCTACGTCCTCTCCGCCGGGATCGGAGCCGTGAACCGCTGCCTCCCTCGCCGCCTACGCCACCGCCTCCGACGCGCGCTCTGCGGGGTGCTTACCGCCTCCCCGTGGTGCCACGCAGGGTCAGCAGTACGTTGATGGCTTCCTGCGCTGTCGCGGGGCCGCCGCCCAGGGCGCTCAGTTGCCGTAGCCACTGACGCTCTTCCGCGGTCACCCCGTAGCGCGCGCACTGCGCCACGTCCTCCAGAAGGTCACGCACCCCCGGCCATAGCTCGCCGGGCGGTGGCCTGCGTGCCTGCCTCCAGCTTCTGCTCCAGGCCCGCCTCCTCCCGCGCATCCCTGATACGTTCCCCGATGGTGCCCATGCCATGATTGTACCAAACCAGCGGCCCCGCGGCACAAGAGAATTGGCACAAGGGTATTGACAAACCCAAACCCGCTTAGTATACTAAGCCCAGGTCACACAAACTAAGCAGGAGTAAGCGCCATGGTCGTCGTCAACGTCGGTGCAGTCCAGCGGGAGATGGAGCGCCAGGGCATCACGCAGGCGGGTCTGGCTGACCGGATGGGCGTGCACTTCAACACCGTCCGCAACCTCCTGGCCGGGGAACCCGTGAACCACTCCACCCAGCTCGCCCTGTTCAACGCCCTTGGCGGGCGCGTGAAACTGACCACGCTGTTCACGGTGACGCTGGACGCCCAGGAGGCGAAGGCGCAGTGAGTAGCTCTACCGTCTGGATGACTACCAGCGAGGCCGCGAACGCCCTGGACGTGAGCCGCGAGACCGTCCTGCGCCTCATCCGCATCGGCGCGATTGAGGGCGGCAGGAAGCGCGACGGCTCCTACCGCGCGAAGGCGTCCTCGGTGTACCACTACCGGGCCACGCGACAGGGAGGCTCCAAGTGACCCCCACCGAGCGCCTCCAGCGCGACTTCTTCCTGGCTTGTTTCGCCGCGCTCGACCCGGAGCGCGCCACTCTTCCAGTGGCCCCCCGCGGGA